AGATAGAAGACATGAACGATGACCAATCCTAGAGATTCATATCTTGGAAACAAGAACCTAAAAGCATCTGATGTTCCAGTTAATTTTACTAAAGAGCAAGTAGAAGAATATCTGAAATGTGCTAACGACCCAGAATATTTTATTAAAACATATATTCAAATTGTGAATGTGGATGAGGGACTTGTTCCGTTTGATTTATATGACTTTCAATCTGATATTATAAACAAAGTACATAATAATAGATTTGTTATTGCCAAACTTCCACGACAGAGTGGTAAGTCTACTACTGTTATTGCATACCTTCTTCACTATGTGTTATTCAATGAAAGTGTAAATGTTGCTATACTTGCAAATAAACTTGCAACTGCAAGAGAACTTCTTGGTAGATTAAAACTTGCTTACGAACATCTTCCCAAATGGATGCAACAGGGAATCATGGAATGGAACAAAGGTTCTATTGAATTAGAAAACGGTTCAAAGATTCTGGCTTCTGCGACATCATCTAGTGCGGTCCGTGGTGGTTCGTTCAATATGATTTTCATGGACGAATTTGCATACATTCCACAAGGTGTTGCAGAAGAATTCTTCAGTTCAGTTTATCCTACAATTTCATCTGGTAAAACTACCAAGGTTCTTATAGTTTCTACGCCAAAGGGACTGAACATGTATTATAGAATGTGGATGGATGCTGTAGAAGGAAAAAACAGTTATGTTCCTATCGAAGTACATTGGAATCAAGTTCCCGGCAGAGATGCAAAGTGGAAAAAAGAGACAATTGCAAATACCAGTGAAGAACAATTTAGAACAGAATTTGAATGTGACTTCATCGGTTCTACTAATACCCTTATATCTTCTGCTAAATTAAAATCTATGGTATATAAAAAACCCATCCATCAAAACGATGAAGGGTTAAAACTATATGAAGAACCGCAAAAAGACCACATGTATTTTATGGGTGTTGATGTTGCAAGAGGGACAGGTTTGGATTATCATGCATTTGTGGTTGTTGACATAACGAATGATGATGAACCGTTTAGGATTGTGGCAACATTTAGAAATAACGAACTTTCTCCAATGGTATTTCCTACTATTGTGCATTCTTTATGTAAACAATTTAATGATGCCTATTGTATGATTGAAATTAATGATATTGGTGGACAGGTTGCAGATATTATGCATAGTGAATTTGAATATGAACATATTCTTATGACTACTATTCGAGGAAGAAAAGGTCAAACTCTAGATGGTGGATTTGGTAAGGGCGGTTCTCAATTAGGCATGAGAACGACACAAGCAACCAAAAGAGTGGGATGTTCTAACCTAAAAAACCTTATCGAAGAAGAAAAATTAATTATTGATGATTTTGATGTTATTGATGAACTTATATCCTTTATTGCAAAAAGAAACTCCTTCGAAGCCGACAAGGGACACACAGACGACCTGGTGATGTCATTGGTTCTCTTTGCTTGGTGTACTACACAGCAATATTTTAAAGATATGCTTAATATGGATGTTCGAAAAATATTATATAAAGAAAAAATGGAACAACTTGAGGCAGAAATGACACCATTTGGTTTTATTGGTGGTGGATTGGATGAACAATATGAAGTTGATGAGGAAGGGGTAAGGTGGGAAAGGGTCGACAATTCAGATAACGACAGATTCGGCTTTTAGATTATCAAATATAGAATTTCTATACATATCATTGAAATAATACATTTATTAAAAGTGTTAAAAATATAATTTTAAGTCTTCAAGGAGAAATAACATGGCATTTAGAGTAAGCCCCGGTGTATCGGTAACAGAAAAAGATTTTACAAATGTTATTCCCGCAGTTTCAACAACTAAAGCGGGGTATGCAGGTCCTTTTAATTGGGGCCCGATTGATAAAAGAGTTTTGGTCGCTAGTGAAAACGAATTAGTAAGTCTTTTCAATGAACCAGACGATTCAAATTATGCAGGATGGTTGTGTGCCGCAAACTTTTTAGGATATGGTGGTTCTTTGACGGTTGCAAGAGCAACAGTTAGTGGTGCATTAAATAGTGGTGCCGCTAGAACAATTGGTGATAACCTTAACTCTGCTGGGGCCCAGGCTGGTACTGGCGGACTTATTGAAAATTCAGATGTTCATTCATCTGGACAAGCAACGAATACTGGATATTATGGAGTAGGTGGTACTGGTGCCGGTGTCAAATTCTTTGCAAAATATGCAGGGTCACTCGGTAACAGTCTAAGAATTGCAGTTGCACAAAGAGGTCCAACTGGAGCAACCAAGGGTGTTGGTGTTGGTGTTAACGGAGTGGGATTCACATTGGCAGTCGCTGCGACTTCTGGTACTACTCAAGTACAAGTTGGAACAGGGTCCGCACTTCCTGTAGCCGGAGCAACATCTGCAATAATCGGAGACTTGATTAGATTCAATTCATTAAAAACTAAAAATTATACCATTACAGGCATGACAGCCAATGTCGGTGGCAAAGGTTGGTTATTTGACTTTACACCTGCTCTCGGTAGTACACAAGCCGCCGGCATTTCAGGACAATGGGAAAGTCCATATAAATCATATATTGAACGGGCAAGAACTTCCACCAATGTAGATTTCTACGGTGGAACAGGAGACCAGTTTTCTATTCTTGTAATTGACCAAAACGGTAAGTTTAGTGGAGTCACTGGAACAATTTTAGAAACATTCAATCATGTTTCTAAAGCAATTGACGGTAGAGATGGTGATGGTAACTCCAATTACTATGTTACTGTTGTTAACAATAAATCCAAATATATATGGGTTGGCGGAGCAACGATTGACAATGTAGGTGCTGGTTCTGCTCCAGGAATAACATTTGGTGATACAGCAGTAACATTCTCAAATGCTACAAGACAATATCTTGACTGTACAGGTGGTTCATACGGCACACCATCGGATGCAAACAAACTGTCTGGTTATAACTTGTTTGGTGACCCCGATACTGTTGATATTTCACTTCTACTAGGTGCAGATGCAAGTGCAAGTCTTGCAGGTGATATTATTGATATCGCAGATGCTCGTAAAGACTGTGTTGCATTCGTTTCACCAGAAAGTGGTGATGTTGTTGATGTAATTAGTAGGTCAGAACAGATAGACAATGTGGTAGATTATCGTGATAACCAACTTAATAAAGTTAGTTCTTACGCATTCTTAGACAGTGGTTGGAAGTATATGTACGACCGATACAGTGATAAATTGCGATGGGTGCCACTAAACGGTGATATGGCAGGACTCTGTGCAAGAACAGATAATGTTAACGACCCTTGGTTCTCTCCCGCAGGTTTCAATCGTGGACAGATTCGTGGTGTTGTAAAACTTGCGTTGAATCCAACGGAAGAAGCATATCGTGATGAATTATACACAAACGAAATTAACCCAGTAGTTTCATTCCCCGGAGAAGGAACAGTCCTCTTCGGTGATAAGACATTACAAAGCAAGGGAAGTGCGTTTGACAGAATCAATGTTCGTAGACTCTTCATTGTGATGGAGAAAGCAATTTCTACTGCCGCTAAATTCCAACTCTTTGAACAAAACGATTCGTTCACTAGGGCGCAATTCAAGAATATGATTGAACCGTTCTTGCGAGATATTCAGGGACGAAGAGGTATAACAGACTTTAAAGTTGTATGTGATGATACCAATAACACTTCTTCTGTTATAGATTCAAATAAATTTGTTGCAGATATCTTTGTTAAACCGACTCGTTCCATAAACTTTATTCAACTCAACTTCGCTGCTACTCGTTCTGGTGTAGATTTCAGTGAAATTGCAGGTGGATAATAAACCATATAAATATAAGAGGAAAGACTTAAAATGAACATTAACGACTTTAAAAATCATCTAAAACAAGGGGGCGTTCGGCCCAATCTCTTTAGAGTAAATGGGCCAATTGGTCCTAGTTCGATTGACCCTTCTGGTTCGTTTCTTGTAAGAACTGCTTCTTTGCCAGCAACCAACCTCAGTACAATTTTAGTTCCTTTTCGTGGAAGACAAATTAAACTTCCAGGAAACAGGACATTTGATGATTGGACTTTGACAGTTATTAGTGATGGTGAGTTTAATCTAAGAACAAAGTTTGAAAAATGGATGGAAGCAATCAACTCAACAGTTGGTAATATTGCAGAACAGGCTCATGACCTTACACAAGGAAATGTTCTTACTACTGGATTATTCCCAACTTGGAGTGTGGACCAACTCGATAGACAAAACAATCCTATCAAAACCTATTCATTCTTCCATTGTTTCCCAACAGCAATTGGCGATATGGCACTAGATGCTGATGCAAGTGATACACTTTCTGAATTCGCTATTACAATGTCTTATACTTACTTTTTGACAAGTGATGCTCCTGATGTTAATCTTACAGAATCCGTTGATGTAGGCGGTGTAGGGGAAGCAGGATAACCAGGAATTTATAAAATGAGGATTTATTATGCCAGAACTATTTGGATTCAACTTCGGTAGAAAAAAACGACCAGAGGAATCACCTCCACAAGCAAAATCTTTTGTTGCACCTGATTATGATGACGGTGCAACAATTGTTGCGCCCAGTTCGTTTTATGGCACCTATCTAGACCTAGAAGGTAACATTAAAACTGATATTGGACTAATTGGTCATTATAGAACTATGGTTCTTCAACCAGAAATTGAATTGTGTGTTGAAGATATCGTTAATGAAGCAATTGTTTATGATGATGACAGGACTCCTGTTAAACTCAACATGAATAAGTATAAACAATCAGAATCTATTAAAAATAAAATAAATACAGAATTTCAAGAAGTTCTAGGTTTATTAGATTTTAATAATAAAGGTCATGATATTTTTAGAAAGTGGTTTGTTGATGGTAAAATATATTTTCATAAAATTACAGATGAAAAGAATCCTAAAAAAGGCGTTATTGAATTAAGGCCTGTTGACCCAGTTAAAATACAAAAAATAAGAGAAGTTCAAAAAGAAAAAGATAAAAATGGTGTTGAGATTGTTAAAAGTACAAATGAATTTTACATGTATAACCCTTCTCCTCAATCAAACAATTTTAATATTTCAAATTCGGCCATTACTCAAGGTATTAAAATATCCCCAGATGCTATATGTTTAGGAACTTCTGGTCTGTTTGATAGCAACAGAAAACGGGTGTTGGGATATTTACATAAAGCAATTAAACCTCTCAATCAACTTAGGATGATTGAGGATGCCGTTGTAATCTATAGAATTTCAAGGGCGCCAGAACGAAGAATCTTTTATGTTGATGTTGGCAACCTTCCAAAGAATAAAGCAGAACAATATCTAAAAGATTTGATGAATCGGTATAGAAATAAATTAGTTTATGATGCCAACACTGGTGATATTCGTGATGATAAAAGACATATGAATATGTTGGAAGATTATTGGCTACCAAGACGAGAAGGTGGTAGAGGAACAGAAATTACTACTCTGGATGGTGGACAAAATCTTGGGGAAATGGAAGATGTAGAATATTTCAAAAAGAAACTATATCGTTCAATGAATGTTCCTTTAAGTAGACTAGAATCAGAAAACGGATTCAATATGGGTCGCTCTGCTGAAATTACTAGAGATGAACTTCGATTTTCTAAATTTGTTGACAGACTCAGAAAGAAATTTGATGATATATTCTTTGATATTCTTAAAACACAATTAATATTAAAGGGGATTATCACTTCTGATGATTGGAAAGAATTTTCTCAACATGTATTTGTTGATTATGCAAAGGATTCTTACTTTTCTGAACTTAAAGAATCAGAAGTTTTAAAGGATAGAATGGAAGTATTAAGAGAAGTAAATGAATACATAGGTCAGTATTATTCTATTAATTGGATTCGTCAAAATATTTTGAAGTTTACAGACCAAGAAATAAATGAGATGGACAAAGAAATGGAAGAGGAAAAGAAACAAGGATTACATGGGGACGGAAATGAAGAAGATTTCTAAATTAATTCAAAAATGCCAAGATAATAATGTTGTAGACATGTATGAAACATTTTCTGAACTTATGGCAGAAAAGGTCATAAATAACATTAATGCTCGACAAGCAACTATTGCTTCTACTATATTAGAAGATTGTGGTTGTTCTGATTGCCAATGTGCTAAAAAGAAAAAGGTCGAATGTTCCGAATGTGATGGTGAAGGCTGCGAACATTGCGATGGTAAAGGATATCATCTAGATGAATCCTATCTGGATGAAGCATCTCCAAAAATCAAATACGCAAAGATTGTGAAAGGCATTCGTGATTCACAAGGGCCATTCTCAGTTGTTGCAATAAAAAATGGTAAGGTTGTTGCTCAAAAGAATTCTATCAAAAATAGTAAAATGCTTCCCATTGAAGTAAATGATATGGCAGATGCCC